TTATAAAGCTTATTATATTCGTGCCACAAAAAGTGTCTTCTCTTAAATTTAATTAAACCCTCGCTTAAAGCTTTGTTGTACCGGTATCTTACATTTTCAGGCTCCCAACCAGCCCACCAACAGATCTGTTCAAAATCTTTGGAAGTAGATATCCAGAAGTGAGCATCACATTTATTTAAACTTGATTTACGATCTGCACTTAAAATTTTTAAATCTTCAAATGCATTTAATATGACATGACGCCATAGTTTTTGCTCATTACAAACATGATTCTCTGAGATAATATCAGATGCAATACTAGTGCCCATAAGTTTTAACAAGTCTAGCGAGTAAATCACGATAATGGCCTTTCGAATGTTTAAAATTACAACGATTGGCGACTTCGTAATGTTCATGGACATCTTCAATTAATATTGTGATGGCTGCACCTTCAAGATTTTCTTCCAAGATATGTTTCTTAATATCCCTGAAGTCTTGAGTCATTTCTTTTTTTGTATAATTATCCATTCTCATACTTTAACATCTTCTCTTCGATAAGAATTGAAATCTATTATATTGGACTTATTATTTTTTAATTTGACTATAACTTTCTTAGTTTTTTTAGAATTTTGTGGCTTGCTATGAATACTATATATATCATTAGTATCTTGGAGGAATTGTGGTCCTAATTCAGTGTAACCATATTGAACACCATTTAATAATGAAAAGATTGTCGATTGAAATAGCTTGAATTGATTAGACGTAAGTTTCCCTGCTGCAATAACCGACAGCTTAGTTAGATCAGTGATACCATCCTTTTTCTTTGCCATGTATAAAATCCCACGCTACTTTAAATAATAATGTTTGTTCTGCTTCTGATTTAGTTCCGTGAGACGTGCTTCCTGATCCGTTACAATGAATACAAGAATGAATTGTTTTAGAATATGGAGCAACTATAAATCCATCACTCTTACATTCTATGCAGCTCTTGTAGTTGTAACTATTAACACTCATATAAAAAAATTTTTATTTTCGCAAGTATTAATTATAATTATTATTTTAAATGGGATCAATGCCAAGGGTTTATAACCCACGACATTATTTTCTATTTAAATGTTCAAATGGACTACCTTTAAAGAAAGGTCCCTCTGCCATTAACTTTATCTGTTCATTCTTTAATTTTTGCATTTGCTGCATTAATGGAATCCATATAGCTTTATCTTTTTTAAACTTCTTCATCCATAACCAATTACAGAAAGACATAAGAAATCTATCATTCCATTTTTTATTTTCAGTGTTATCTATTTTTTCAATATCATACTCAACACCTAAACATTTTTGAGTTTTTTCGTCTAAAGATTTATATATTTTATAAGCTAATTTGTTATATTTCATACATCCTCTTTGTTCCAAAACATTAATAAAAATGTAATAAAGCCATATATTACTGCTATCAAAATAATACTTAATAAAAAATTCATCTTCTTTTATCTTTAATTATTTTTGTATGTTTTCTCCAAGCCCAAGCACTCAGAGTCCCTGACCAACCCATTAACCAAATATAAAATTTAAGCATCATTTGAAATTATTTATAACATAATAAATTATTAATGAACCAATAAAAAAACATATCATACTATATGCAAACATACCTAAACCAAAAGTGGCACTCATTCCCAATCACTTTCTATTTCAAAAGTCATTTGATAATCATATTTAATCTCTTTAAGATAAGGTTTAATTAAGTTCCAGTCTTGAATTGTTGGATAAGAAAAACAATTATCAGATCTTAACCAATGATCAATTGTAGTTTTTTTAACAATATCAGCTGCATATAAACTTTTTTTATCTAAATTTTTTTTTAAGTAATTAATAAAATCTAATTTAGGTGGTAAGTGTGGTCTCATCTTAAATTTTTCATCATAAACATCTACTAAGTGTTGATTATTTTTTAAATGTTCTATAGCTACATCCATGGATAATGTTTTCTGCACCGGTTGTTTAGACTGAGATCTATTTAACTTACCTTTTAATATTTTAGCTGCATACTTAAAACTATTGTCACCCTTATCCATTGCGGTCGGAGTCCGATAAAACTTTTTTGATGGCAAGTCCGATGATTCTTGCACATTGTGGGACGATTGCGTTGCCGAGGCTTTTGATTCTGTTGGCTCTATTTTTGTCCAGTTCTTTGGAAATCCCATTAGGAACTCCACAAAGGTCGGATTCAATTTGCCACCAGGTTCTATTGGTTGATTTACTTTGTTCACTACATCGTTCAACTTGGCTCCGAACTTCGTCCCAGTGCCAACCCTCGTTACACTCCAACCTGATGAATTCTTTTCCACTGTTTCCGGTGGTGCTGTTACGTCCATCTGACAACTTGCCGATGGCGTTGGCCACATTATCTCTCCTCTCCTTGCCATGGCTTCTAAACACTTCGATGCTTGAGTGTTTCCCTTTAGTCGATACTGTTGCTCGTTGGCCGATGGCGTTGGAAACATTTGCATGTGTGCTGTTAGATTGTGTTGAGCTGCAGCTTTCTCTCCCTTCCTTTTGATCAGTGTCTCTGCATCCTCTTGTCCCGATGCTCTCGGTGTTGGATACATCTTTACTATTTGATTCAATGGTGGCTTCTGCCCTCCTCCTGGATGAGGCTTCCTTGGTTTCGTTATCTCGTTCGAGTCGAAACTTGTTGGAGTCGGAAATGATTGTTTCTTTGATCGAAGATGTTTCTCTACATCTCTCATGTCTTTTATCGGCATTCCTGTCTGTACTTGCTCTGCTAAATTTCCTGGTGGAATTGATTTCCTCCCTATTTTTTCTCTCATTGCTATTCTTTTCTGCATTGCTTCTGGACTCCGCTGCGAGATATCCATTGTGCTTGGAGTGAGCCACAATCCAGACTCTATTCCTTTGGTGCCAAGCACCGATGCCTGAAGCTGGAATAAGGAAACATTGGACTTCGAAACCTTCACCTTCCAATTGGTCCTGCACCTGTCGGAGTACCATGCCGTCTTGGAGGTTAATAAGGCCTTGCACATTCTCCCCAATAACGAACTCTGGTTTAATTTCTTTAATGAGTCTAAACATTTCTGGCCAGAGATATCTGTTGTCGTTTGTTCCTTTTTGTTTTCCTGCAACACTGAATGGTTGACATGGGAATCCTCCAGTAATGACATCTGCTTCGAATTCTTGTCCTTTGACATTTCTTATATCTCCTTCTATTGGTATGCCTGGAAAATTTTTTTGTAAAACTTTCTGACAAAATTTATCAAACTCTACAAACTTTACTGTATCAAATATATCAGTGGAGTGAAGACCTAAACTAAAGCCTCCAATACCACTGAATAAATCTAATACCTTAAGCTTATTGTTCAATTTGTTCTCTCATCTTTAAGAACTTTTGTTTTGCTATCTTAAGCATTCTATCAAATAAAGGTTCTGCTTTAATAGAGTGTATTTTGTTTCTCATCTCTCCGTTAACATATAAAGTTATGTTATTTGTTTGATGATCGAGTTCAATTGTAAAAAACTCTTTAGCTTTTATTTTTTTTGGATCCGACATTTGCTTCTCCATTTATAAGTTTTGTACGAAAAACTGCATTAGGTACCTTATGTTTTCTAGCTTGATGATCTATGTAATCACTTAATATTTTAGAGATCATAGCACCAGGAGCTCTAAATTTTTCTTTACATAAACCTTTAAGTAAATCGTAATCTGTTTTTTTAATTGCAACTGATTTCCATTTATTGATGTCCATGAGAATTCTCCTCTGTGGTTACGATACCAAGTGCATCTTTTAATTTTTGATTTTCTGCTTTAAGTTTTTTTATATTTTCTCCAAGTTTATCAATATTATTTAATAAACTTTTCATAACTGCTTCTAGTTTACCTAAAGGATCTAAGTTTCCTTCTGGTTGTTCTCCTATAGGTGGTGTAACAACATTATTTATTGTACTATTTTCTTTTGCTTTATTCCAATCCATTTAAGTCCTCATTTGTTGGTTGTAATTTACGACAATCTAATTCATCTTCAACTAGAATTGTTGCAATGGTTTTATTTATTGGATAATGTCTTCTGCCTATACCATCAACAAAATGAATTGCTGAAATACCATCAACTAACATATCCATATGAAGTGAATCTTCAATTGGGCTACCATCAAAATCTGCTGTAGGTACTGCTGCCAATTGTTCATCTAACTCAGTCATGATATTATCCAGTATAAGACTTTTACTCTTTTTGTTTTTCATGAAATCTTACATATATGGGACAAATACAAAAGTCAATTAAATTATGAAATATTTATTAACAATTACTCTATGTTCAATGATTGACAATGTATGTATACCACCCCATACATTTCCAAATGAATTCTTAGATTTATATACTTGTCAAACAATGGGGTATAAAAAAGCCCTTGATAAAATTGAAGAAATAGGTATCGATAAGGTAAACGAATTTAAAATTTACACAACATTTGCATGTAAGCCATTTAACACTATATGATTTTAAAATTTATATTACTAAGTAGTATGTGTTGGAATTTTCACGATGTAGGTACTCAATGCACTCAATATCTTGTAGATAACCTTTCAGATGCCACCACATGTAGAGAGAAAGCAATAGAGGTAGGTAGAGCCAATAAATCAAAGATCGAAGAATTAGGGGGGTTTATGGACTATTATGAGGTACATTGTATAGCTATTGACCCTGAAGGCTACAATCTTGACCATTCATTCAAAATATCTTATAATATCTTATGACGGCTTATCGTATCAGAGCTAGTATGGGAGGGCAGCAATTAGACCATGTTGTTGAAGCTGCAAATTGCACTGAAGCGATATTAAATCTGTCAGAACAAGTGGACCAAGGTAAGGTTGAAATAATCGATGATGGTTTCACCGGGAACACTAGGGTTCACATAACTTATGAGGAACTAAAATGAGTCCTGAAAAAATAAAGTTGTTGAAAGAACTTCAAGAACTTGAAAATAAGTGGTCAGCTGATTTAATGACTAATGGTCTTTGTACAGTTGAAATGCTTAAAACAGAAAGTGATATTAGATCTAAAAGAAATGCGATCAAGTATCAAGATGTACAAGAAAATTTAGCTGCTGTTGGTTAATTTTTCTTAAGTTTTAAAAAAGGAAACTTTTTACTTAGGGCATCTGTCGGCTTTTTAAACTCATAATGATTTATAATTTTAAATAACTTTTCTCTTTTAGCTACAGCATAAGGTATAAATAATTTTGCAAGATGTAGTGCTTTTTGGTGAGAGCATCTCCATCTCCATTGATCTTTCTTTCCCATTGATCCCTTACCAATCCCTTTAAAATGTATTGAACCAACTTGAACAATATCATAAAAATTTTTAATACAATCTAAATCTGTCATGGCTATTTCCATAGCTACATTCCATTTTAAATAAACTTTACCATTTTGTTTTTTACATTTATATTGTGCGTAATTTACATTTCCTTCACCATCAAATAGTCCAGCTGCATATCCAACTAAATCTTGATTGTTATGTGGTTTATTATTATTTTGCATCTCCCCAACTCTTCCCAAGACCAAACTCAACTACACTTGGAACTTTAAATTCTATTGAACTTTGCATTATTTTTTGAATTTCTTTTGCATGAGATTCATCTTTAATATTAAAACATAATTCATCATGTATTTGCAACATAGGTAAATGACCAGCACTATAACAATCTAACATTGATTGCTTTGTTTGATCTGCAGAAGATCCTTGAATTAATCTATTTAAAGCTTTGTAAGTATAAGCTCTTTTAATATTGTCCTTACCATACTTAGCAACTGCATCCTCATATTTTTCTGCGACATGCAAACCAAAGTCTCTAGTTTCCCACATTTCAAATCTACATTTTCTACCTTTTTTAGTTCTTATGACTCCCTTTTCATCAGCTGCATATTTACATCTGTCTGATAATTTTTTTACAAAAGGAACTTTTTTATTATATTTAATAATTAATTCATTAGCCTCATCTTTGGTGACACCCAATGAGTTAGCTAACTTATTCTTACCCATTCCATACATCAAACCCAGACCAATTGTTTTTGCTTGAGTTCTTTCAATACCAACAAGGTCGGCAACAGTTTGATGAAAGTCTGCACTTGCATTTTGATAAGCCTCTACTAATTCATTAGAACCCTCATACCCATCTCCGATAGATGCTGCATAGTGTACTGTCATTCTTGGCTCCTGTTGTGAATAATCAAAACTACCCCACTTAAAACCCTCCTCTGGTATAAATAAACTACGTATTTTAGGACCAAAGTCTTTGTTTCTGGCTGGGACTTGTTGTAGATTTGGATTACTCATTGAGAGTCTACCAGATACAGTGCCTCCATTGTCTCCTCTTAATTGATTAATCTCTCCATGAATTCTTCCATTGATTTGATACTTCATGATAGAAGATAAAAAAGTTCCGTGAAATTTATTTACTTCTCTTGCACTTACAATTAGTTGTGCTATTTTGTTTTTATTATTAATTAACCAATTTTGTGTAAAGGAAGGTTCTTTTGTTTTCTCAGTTCGCGGGTATTCTAATTTCAATTTGTCAAAAGCTTTGGCAATCTGGCGGGGTGCCCAAATATCTATTTCTAGTCCTGTTTCTTTCTGTATATCCGATAGTATTACTTTTTCTTGGAGCTTCATTTCTTTTTGTAGTTCTGCAGCTTTTTCCACTTGCACTCTCACACCTCGTTGACGCATCTTTATTAATATCGGAAGCAGTTGCTGCTCCATTTCCCATACAGTAGTTAAGCTCTGTTTTACTATTTCATTTTTAAATCTTTGCCATAATTTTAAAGTAAGCTCTGCATCTTGTTCAGCATAATAACCAACATGCTCTGCCGGTAGTTTCCACATCTCTGCTTTTGGATCTATACCATGTGCTGCTGCAGCTTCTCTTAATTCTGTCTCTGCTTTTATTTCATTAAGATAATCTACCGATAATGTATTTAAAGAATAAGAAAATCTATTCTCATCAATCAATGCAGCTGCAATCATTGTGTCAACTATAGGTCCGTGAACCTTGATACCAGATGCTTCTAACCAACCTACATCATATTGTGCATTGTGAAAAATTTTTGTACTCGGTAAAGCACAAATGTCTTTCATATATTTTTTTACTTGTTCAGGTATCATGTTACCCCCACCTAGATGGCCAAAAGGAAAATATCCTTTCCATCCCTCAACGGCTACTGCAAACCCTACTATCTCTCCCTTGCCCAAAGCCCAACCAGCTCCAAGTCTTTCATTAATGCCATCATCTCTAGTTTCTAAATCAATTGCTATTTCTTTATACTGAGACAAGTCCTTATATTCACTAGGTGTATTCCACATAGATTTTTTAAAAGTTAAAGTTAATTGTAATCCGTTACTCATTTCTAAATATCACTATCATTAATGGTTTTATGTAAGCTATCTTATTTGGGTCGTCTTCTGTTCCATCATCATGACCAAACCTAAAACCTTTAACTGGTTTTTTTAAAAATCTTATTTCACAATTAGGATTCTTATAAATAAAATCATGAAAGTATTTAGTATGTGTGGATGATGGTAATAAAAAAACACCAGTAAAGTTTTTTGTATTGTATGCCTTTTCAACAAATTTACCAATCTTTCCATCGAATAAAGGATGGATGTAAGCAATTTCTCCAGACCAATCTTTAGTCAAACAATCATCATCAATTGTATAATATCTTGGTAGCAAATGATTATTATGAGATGCACAACAATCAATCGTAAAATCAAACTCTTCTATTAAATCTGACCAAATATTTTTAGGTGTCCTAAGATATTTCATTATTTTAGAACAAGTAAAACTTAAGTTTGTCTTTTCATATTTTAATTTTTTATTAATCATTTAGATTCTTTAAGTAATGTTCTTACTATTGTTGTCCCTGGATTTAGATCGAAGTCTTTTATGCACCCCATCAATAAACTGCTTAACAACACAATCACCACAATAATAAATTTTGTTTTCAATAATAGCTGCATCTCTATCACACTTTGAACATTTAATTTTTTTCTTCATCTTTTAGATGTTTAATTTCTAAGTCACAATAATGTTTTATTTTTTGTAAATCTTCTATGGCTTTCCCTTTAGATAAGTATCTACATACATATTTAATTATATTAGCTTGAAGTGGATTAAGACCATTCTTTCTAATAAAAGTCCAAGGTTGAATAATAAATTGCTTATAGTGGGATCCTCCAACTTGTTTGCCATCAGGAAAAGTTTCGTCAAAGATATCTTTATTTGTCATTTTTTTCTTGTACATAAATTAAATAATCTTGTCCAATAGGATAGTTAAACTTATAGTCAGTTCTTAACAAATGTAAAGTTTTTCTTGCTCTAGTAACTCCAGTGTACCAAACTTTACGTTCATCACTTTTTTCTTGTTTATTTTTATTTTTATAATCAGATGGATAATTACCTTTACTGTATAATACAACATGATTCGCTTCCCCACCCTTAACAGAATGAATTGTATCAATGGTTATAAGAGGATCTTTATCTAATTCTTTTTGACCATATCTTCTAAGTAATCTTATGAAATGTCTGACTTGTCTTGGTTTAAAATTTCTTCTTAGTATCCAATACCATGGTTTAGTTTTTTGATTATCTTCTAAGGTTAACCCACACCATTCTTTTAATGTTTGAAAATCATACTCTTTTAAATCTGGTTCTGCTCTCCAAAATTTATCTTGTCTATAATTTGGATCTTCTAGCTCTCTTATATATTTATACATATTACGAGCTGATTTTTTATCTATCTTTTTATTTTTAGTTATAGCAGTCCATGCTTTTATTGCTTCCCATTGTTTTTGATCAAAACATTTTGTGCCCTTATTATCCTTATAATATAACCCAGCATCCTTAGCTAACATTCTTAATTCATTAACAGTTTCATTAATTCTACCAAGAATGTACCAATCCTCCTTAAAATTTTCAAAAGGGATTTCTTTAAAAGATAAATAAGCTTTTACATAACCTTTAGTTCCACCAGGGTAGTATTCTTTTTCCTCACTATCATTTATTCCTCTTCTAATTACTTGTGAGAATCTATGTATGGCTTCTCCGAATCTTTGAGTCTTTCTAAGTTTTACTTTACGCCCAGGGAAAAATTTAGTGAAATATTTTGGATCAGCTCCATTCCATTTGTATATGGCCTGGTCATCATCTCCTGCTAAATATATTCGATCTACTTTAGGAGCCATCTTATATATGACAGACCATTGTAAAGGTGTGCAATCTTGAGCTTCATCTAATATTAAAACTTTAAGTGGTGGAAAATCTACTTCTTTTATTGCTCTTTCGATCATATCATCAAAGTCAATGAACGATCTTTCTCCACCCCCTACTTTATAATGTTCATAGGTACTTATCTTTCTGAGAAACACAGTGAGTGAATCTCTCTTATAACTTTCTAGCTTATATGCTTCTTCTGGTTTAATTAATAAATTTCTAGCTTTACTATAAACACCTAATGACCAATCCTTATACATAAAGTTATCGTCAGCTAATCTTTTGTCTGAAGTTTTTATTACTTTAGTTTGTAATGCAAAATCTATTGTACAATCTTTTGGATCAAATACTTCTTCTGGAAAGTATCTTCTACAATAGGTATGCAGTGTTTTAAATCTAGAAAAATCATCTGTGTTATATTGTGGAAAAGACTCCATAGCTCTTTTAACAGCAGTGTTAACAGCTTTGTTTGTAAAAGATAAGTATGCTATCTCTTGTGGTCTAATACCTTTTCTTAAATAACTTTTTAAAACTTTTTCTATAAGTGTGTAAGTTTTACCAGTGCCTGGGGGACCAAAGATCTTTATGGTTTTGTGATAAAGTTCTTTTAATATTTTAAGTTCTAAACTTTCCTGTGTGGAATTCTTCATCCATCTCCGATACTTCTTTTGTTTGTTTTGGTTTAGTTGCTTTTTTGTAATCTACAAATTTAGGCATCTCTACCGACCATACATTTTTAACACCTTCATGATAATCTATTCGTTCACAACCTAATAAGTGCATAGCTTCTGCTGCACTTTTAAATGTTTTATCATTACCTAAAAACTTTTCAAACGTAATCTTTTTGAAATAACAAACATTTGTTTTGGAATCTAAGACAACATAGTTATCCTGTAATTTATCAAAGTCATCCTCTTCAATATGACTCTCAAAGAATTTTTTAAGAAAATTATATTTTTCTTCACCAAGAGTATCTTCGAATTTCATCTTCTCATTCTCTACTGCTTTTTTGACAATTGTAGACATAAGCATTTCAAATGGAGATGGTCCACTTCTTGGTCTAGGTAGGGTAACCCAATAAATTCCATATCTTAATAATTTTACTCTAAAAGACTTTTCATCTTTCATATCTTCGGGACCAATAATAATTTTCTCTCCTTGAAACTTAAAAGAATATTCAATCGACTTGGTACTTCTTATAAATTCAATTTCTTCAAAATCATCTATTAGATCTGGTACTTGTGAACCAATACCAAGTTTTCTAAACTTACATAAATCTTTATTACATATTGGTGTAATAGCACCAAGCTTAGGTGGGCATTTGTAATTGTAATCTTTTTTAGTTACAGATCTTGCAACAGAGTTTTCTACCTCTCTGGTATCCATAGGTGTTACAAATATTTCTTGGTTTCTTTTTTGGAGAATTGTTCTCATCTCTTCAATTGTAATTTTGCCATCAGACTTCTTCATCTCAAGAACACCAACATTATAAAGTAAATCATTACGATGATTACCAGACCACTTATCCATAATCATTTTTTGAACACATGGTGGATAATGTTTCCAATCTTCTTCAGGTTCATATTCCTTAACTTTAATATTTTGTAATTCATCTAAAGATAAAGTTTTATTTCTAATTATTTCAATAAAAGTTCCAATCATTACTGGGGTATTTGATTCATTATATGCAAACTCAGTAGTTGCATTCATATTAAAATAAGGCATGTTCATACACTTATTCATCGGGAATACTTCAAGTGCTTGAAAGAAATTTTTATTCCATTCATTTAATTTTTTTAAAACATCTTTTACTGGATACCAATTATCTAAAAACAAAAACAAATGTAGCCCACCTGATTTTGATCTTACTGGTACTAATGGTAATTGGTTGTCTCTAAGAATATCTATAACTTTTTTTTGTGAATAATCTTTATAACTTTGTGGGTCAATATCTATACACCCCCACTTACACATATCATCCTTTTCAGGTTTGATACCTATACGTTTCGTACCTTCTAAATGTTCCTTCCAGATTTTAAGAGTAACTGGTTCGTGGATCGTGAGTGTTTGACCTACTGTCTTGCCCCGTTCATCTACCTCTCCAGTAAGAGAGGTAGTGATGAACAGTTCAGAATTACCCTCAAATATTTTTAAGAGCTCCTGTTCCATGATTTAAAATGGAACGTTAGTTTTATCTGGACTATTATTTCCGTGAGCTTGATTATCTTGTGTAAAATCTACTTTACCAAAAATATCACTCTTCATAGCACTTTGATAAAAGGCTTGAGTTGTCTCCAATACTTTTAAATGTTCTTGAGTATTTAAAAACTTATCAAACTCAACAACCCATCCATACCAAGAGTTTTGTGAATTAGACTCTTTAGTAGTGCTTAGTTTGTAAGCAGTAGACCATGATGGTGGATTAAACATACCATTTTTACCTTGTGCTCTTCTAGACATAATCATTGAATTCCATGTCTTAGATTTTTTCTTTTGAGTAGATTTCATAGTAATTAAAGCTTGTTCCATTGGATTATAATTTTCATCCAAAATATAAACAAAGTGATTACCAGTATCTTCAACATAGTTTCCGTTTTCTAATCGGTCTTTGTTGTCGGCACCTCTAGTTGTTTCAGACATAATAGCTGGATCAGTATGAATACCTACTGGTCTTCCTGGACTATCCCCTTTGTCTTTCCACTCATTAAAAGTGTTTATGTAAAGACAAGGCACTACTATTAATCCTTGTCTACCTTTCCATACTTTACCTGATGTTTCACTCCATATGTCTCCTTGCTTAGCAGTCTCAACATATTTGCCATCAGTCTCATCTAAGACTGGAGAGTTAGCATAAAGTATTTTTAGGATTGGTAGTTTTTGATCTCGAGCTGTTACAAACTCTTGACCTTGACCCGCCATCTGCTCTAAATTTATTGCAGACGGAAGATTATCTTTTTTAGTCGTCATCGCTTTTTTTTCGATCATGATTATTCCTTCGTGGTTATTTTAGTTTTATTTGCAACATAAGTTCCAAACAGTTCAGCAGGTACATCTTTACCAAGGTCTTGAATTTGTTCTCTAACAAATCCTCTAAGACTACTTGGATGAACAGAAGTTTTCTGCTTCACTGGAAGACCTTTTGCTTTCAGCTCTTCTATAATTGATTTAGCTTCATTGTCTTGCTTCATTCCAAATTCCAAAGACACTTGGTTTTTAATCAAGTCTCCATGTCCATTTTCTCTAAGCCAATCAAAAGCTTCATCACTTTTAGACGCTGGTATTCTAGCTGAATAGAATGGTTTAACCTCAACGGATGAACCATCTGCTAATTTTAGCAGAGATAAACCAGCTTGTTGCATTAAGTTTGGAATTGTTTGCTCAGAAAGAGTAGTTTCGACTTCTTTTAACTTTTTAAGTTCTTCTTCAGCCGTCATTATTTTTTTCTGAGTTTCCAATAACTTATTGCAAGATTTAGCAATGTCTGTCGACATGCCAGTATCTACCGATATGATAGATTCTGCTTCTAAGTCCATAAGAACCTCCTTGTGCAAGAATCAATATATTATTAATTTGATTTATGCAAACAAATAATTTAAATAATTCTGCGTGTATAATTATAAAACAAAACCATTCAAACATCAAAGACAATCATTAATTGAAGGAGCCAAGCCTTATAACTTTGCTTATTTTATGGAGATGGGAACTGGTAAGACTAAAGTTGCTATTGATAATGCAGCTTATTTATATCAAGAACAAAGAATTAATTTTGCATTTGTGATAGCACCTAATTCTGTTTATCAAAATTGGAAAAAAGAAATTGATTTCCATTGTCCAGAGGAAACTAATATTTACATTTGGAAAGTAACCAAAGATAAAACATTTAAATTAGACCCAAAGAAACTTACATTTATATTAATGAATGTAGAGGCACTATCTCATGCATCAGGTAAAAAATGGCTTGAATATAAATTATTGAAACATGGTATGAGAAGCATGATTATACTTGATGAAAGCACCTCTATCAAAAATCTAAAAGCATCTAGATCTAAGGCTATTATAAAACTAGGTCAATTAGCTAGATATAAAAGAATACTAACTGGTTCTCCTATTACAAAATCCCCATTAGATTTATTTTCTCAATGTGCTTTTTTAGATAAGGCATTATTAGGTTATGATAATTTCACTGTCTTCAAAGCTAAATATGCAGTAATGTATAGTATTGAAAGAGGCGGTTATAATATTCAAATTCCTAAATATTATATTAATCTCGAAGAGTTAGAATATAAATTAAAAAACTTTTCTTATAGGGTTAGAAAAAAAGATTGTTTGGATTTACCAGAGAAGATGTATGTGCAAAGATATGTAGATATGTCAGAAGAGCAAAAGCTAGCTTATGAAAGATTAAAAATTAATGCTTTAATGATAATGAAAGATGAAGAGGTATCTTACAATAATAAACTTACTGAACTTTTAAAGCTTCAACAAGTAGCTAATGGTTTTGTAAAAACTAATGATGGTAATATTGTTGATTTTAAAACAAATGCCAAACTAAAAGAATTAATGAGTATCTTAGAAGAGAGTGAAGATAAATGTATTATATGGGCTAATTATGTACACAACATTGAAAGTATCAAAAGTAAATTAGCTGAAACTTATGGTGTTGATTCTGTAGTTTCAATATATGGTAAAGACTCAGTTGAGTCTCGAAATCAATCAGTAGAAAAATTTCAAAATAAAGATGAGTGTAGATTCTTAGTTGGTAATCCCACAGTTGGTGGATATGGTTTAACGTTAACTGCTGCTAAATATGTAATTTATTTTAGTAATTCTTATAACTTAGAAGTCAGACAACAAAGTGAAGATAGGGCTCATAGAATAGGACAGAAGTCTCAAGTCACTTATATTGATATAATCTGTAGAGATACTATTGATCAAATGGTATTACATAATTTAGAAAATAAAATTGAATTATCTGCTAAGACTCTTGGGGAACAGGTTCAGAAGTGGCTTTAGTCTTATGATATCTATCAACTCTCTCTAACCATTTATCTTCATACTCTTTTAATTTAGATTCATTCATTTTAAACTCTTGGTACAAAACATCTTTGGTACAAATACATATAAGGCCTTGTGTTATGAGACCATATTGTTCTTTGTGTGCTAATGAGTATGCTGCTATTTGATAATAATAATCTTCTACAAACTCTTCTCTCTTTGGTTTATTGCTTTGTTTAAAGTCAATGATTGTAGGTTTATCATCATAAAGGCCGACTACATCTGTGGCTCCTGCCCATCTATCTTCATAAGCTAGACTTACTTCATTACCCCATACCTCTTTCAATAGGTCAAGATTGTTTACTATCTCATGAGCCATAAGTCTTGCTTTAGCTCCATCCTCAGAGAGATTTATATAACCACGACCATCTATGTAGTTTTCAAGGACATAGTGCATCTCCGTGCCTCTGAGAGCCGCCTGAGAGGTAATTCTAGCTGCTTCTTGGTATCCTACTCTTTCACGCCACCTATCAAGTCCAGCTTTCTTTTCTTCTGATTGAGTAGCAGACAGTATAGTTGTAACACTTGGTATTTTTTTGTTACCTACATTATAGGTCCGTGAACCGTCCTCCTCTTGTCTAGTATATTTCTTATACTTGTATTTACTTACTAACTTAAGATCGGTAATTTGAAATTTGTTATTATCTTTGATTAGTCGCACATGGTCTTTTAGAATACTTTAAATAGAAGAGCAACAATTATTCCTATCATAGATGTCATTAAAAAAGCAGTAGAGGATATAAGAATTTTTTCTATTCTATGTATATCATTGTGTAAATCTTTTATTTGTTTATTAGTTTGTTCTTGCATGATTCTGCATAACTTCTCATGATCATCCATTCTTTGATGAGCAAGGGTATCTTTATTAGAAACTTTTCTTGGCACTTACAATTCCTCCCTTATTAAAAAGGTTAAGGGCTTGTGCTAATTCAGTATTAGATTGTCCCCCAAGTGGTAGATTAGAAGGTGTAACATTTGGTAAGGGTATGTTACTTGTGTTTTGAGGACTTGTAGAAGATACAGCTGTAGCTTGAGGTTGATTTAAATCAAACGGTATTGGATCTTCTTTAGTTGGATTGTAAGTTTCCTCAGTTGTAAAAAATGTATTATCTGGCAATTCATTTCTAAAAATTTTTTCTAAATTTTCTTGGTTTGATTTAATATTAGCTTGAACCATAGAATTTTGTTCCTCATCTATCAAACCTTCAGATACTAATGCCGAACCAAACTGACCCATAAATCTTGAGAACTGATTGAAGTTTCTAGCTTTTGCACCAGATGTACCATCAATTAAAAATTTCATTAATCTTGGATTAGTAAATACTCTTGATAAAGCTGCGGGAGCTACAACAAAAGCTAATGCTGAACCGGGATCAATTACTCCACCACCAGCTGCAGCAACAGCACCTAATTGTGTTAAAGCACCCATCTCTTTTAACTGAATAAATATTGTACCTCTACCAGCTTTTGCTCCAGGAGCAGTTATAGCTCCATCTGCAAATTTTAATGCATTTGTAAATTCTTTTAAATGTCCAGCTTGTCCTTTTGTAAGTAGACCACCTTTTTCTATAAATTCTTTAAAATCTCTTTCAACAAAATCTCTAGCCTTATTAGCTCTTAAATATAAATACTGATCTTTCATGTCAGTTGAATCAGCAATAAATTTTTTAATAAAGTGTCCTCTTATACCATCTTTAATTTTTTCTCGTTCAGCTAATTCTAATAAAGGTTTACCAGCACCTTTTTGACCTACTGCAATTCCAGTATCAGTCATATCAAGTTTTGTTAGGAAATCTTGTGCTACATCATTTTTTCCTTTAACTAATATTTGATCTAAAACTTTTTTCTGACCAATGTCTGTTTGTGCGATACGTTTAAATATACCAGCATTAAACATTGGACCACCCATTTGTGCTAGGTTTGAAAGTTTAACATACTCAGCTCTTAATCCCGCAGGTAAAGGCATTTTATCAAGTTCTGCTTTTAACAATTTTTGAATTTGTCTACCTACTTGAGTATATTGTGCAGATTTACCTCCACTACTTAACGCTTGACTTAAAGCTCTATATTCTTCTAAAACTTCACCAAAGGTAGCTTGGTTTGGCATAGTGTCTAAATCATTAATTAAATTTAATGCTTCTTCTTTAGCACCTGTTTGTCTAATCCTATCTAGTCTTCTTCTTTCTGTAGATAGTAAAGCTTTAAGACTAATTGCATCTTCAGCTTCTCGTGTTCTTGAATTAAACACATAATTTTTTCTTACACCATTCCAAGACAAATCTATTCCATAACCTGGTTTAGGTATTATTTTACCATTTACTGTTTGTTCTGTCGCCCTAGCCAATAAAGGATAAAGATCTTTATAACCCTTATTTATAAATCTATTGTATGCAAGATTACTATTTTCAACTGATTTTTGTATAAGGACATTTAAAGTGTTAGGGTCTAAAACATCTTTATCTACACCTTTAACAACTTGTTCTACAAATTCATCCATAGAACCAAGTAAACCTAATCTAGCACCTTCTTTAGCTGTAAGCATTTTACCGCCACCAAAGAATGAAGCACCAATAATACTCTCTAATGTATCAATCATATTATTTTCTGTTACAAGTGCTGGTGTTAATGTACCCTCATCAACTCTTTTAAAAAAATCTGCTCCTCTTTCAGTAGTTAATCTATCTACACTTTTTGATGCTAATTCAGGATTTTTTAAAATTTTAATTTGTTCTTCGGTCATCTGACCACCAATTTTTGTTTGTGTTTTTGCAATTAAATCATCAGTAATATTTTCCCCCTTAGCAGCTTTTTCTAATAATGAGTAATAAGCTTTTTGTCTTAAGATAGTTTGTGAGGCAGCTCTACCTCCTTTTATCATTTGAATTTTTTGACCAGCAACTTTGTTATAAACTTTACCCAAAGCACCAGCCATACCAAAACCAAGAACTTCACCAAAAGCACCTTGTGCTGCACCTCTTGCAACTTCTTTTACTATGTCTTCCTTAGGATCAAAAGCTTGTGCAATAGCAGCACCAGAACCTCCTCCAGCTGCAGCTCCAACTGTAGCTCTTCCGATTTTTCCTACTGTGTTTGCACTTATATTTAAAAGAGGTCTAGCTATTCTAGCTATTCTTGCAGCAGACATCGCAGTTAACGCTAATGATGATCCACCAGAAAAAGGAGCCATTGCAGCTCCTGCAATACCACCAGCAATAGATAAACCAACTTCAGTAATTATTCTTTTAAAAGTAGGAGATGCTAAAAAAGATTCAGTGTCTTGATTATACTTTCCTTTTTGTGCATCAGTTAAAATATCTTCTGGAGTTATAAAAACTTGACCATTATCAATATCTTGAATACCAGTTTTCTCATCATCTAAATTTCTTGCTTGTAAAAAAGTATCAATTGCTACTTGTTCTTGAGGAGTAGGTTGATCCCCTTTTATTTCGAATGTTTGTCCTGCTACTACTATCTCTGCCATTCATTACTCCGTTGATATTTTTATTGCACCTGATGCAGTTTTTTCAAAACCAACTGGAGAAGAAAAATCTATAAACTGAGCAACTCCACCTTGGCCTTCTATAATTTCTATAGCCGTACTAAAGTTACCACCAGTATTTTCAGAAATATCTTGAGCAGTCCCTAAATATTTTTCTAAGGCTTCTATTTTAGCTTCAAATACTCTTTCTGTATCTCCAACTTGGGGTATTAATTCTTTAATTCTTTCTCGTTCTTGGTCAGATACTTGAGCACCTGAAATTGCTTTTGTTAAAAATATTGTTGCTTGATCTATCTTTGTTTTAAAACCAGCATATTGTTTTGCGTAATCTGTTCCAGCTGCTTTACCAAAAAATCCTCTTAATCTATTTAAATCTCCAGGACCAACTGGTTTGCCTAAATTAACATAGTCAGTTGCAATATCACCTAATAATCTTCTTGTACTTTGAAAACCTCTTCTTTCTTCTAACTCTTTAGAAGTAGGTTTTGATACAACTGTTATTTTTCCAGTGCCATCAATTTGGGCTACAGTGCCTTTTGGTAAATTGTAAGCAGTTAATTCTTTTTCTCCTAAAGTTCTAACACCTTTTCCAGATCCCTTAGCCTTTTCAACAGATAAAATAGTTGCAGGTAATTTAGATACACCTTCTCCTAATGCACTAAATACAGGAGCTAAACCTTTTCCTTTAGCTTGTAGTAATGGAGCAGCAAGTGTTGCAGCATATATAGCTTTTTCTTTTGGAGATAATGCACTTATACCTCCTTCTTGAAAATGTTTGATAGTCGGTTTTAAATTTTTAAAATATCTATCTTTAAATAATTTTCTAGTTAATACTTTATCCATACTACCTCGGTTGCATCAAGTTGTAAGCAGAGTATGCACCTAGTCCTGCACCTAATGCTTGTCCAACTGGATTAGCACCGGGAGCCGTGGTTGCTGTAAGTGTACTCTGTGTTGTTGGTAAATTTGTCATAATACCTTTTAAGAATTCTATTCTTTGATAAGGTTCATATTGTCTTTGTAATGCAGTTTGTCTTTGTGCCTCTAGTCCTGCTTGACCAATTCCTCTTTGAACACCACCTGCCTGCATTTGAGCTTGAATGTCTGCAAGAGACATGGCTTGTTGTTGAGCCCCTAAAGCACCTAACGAAGTTCCAGCGGATAATTGTTGCTGCCTTTGAGTTTGTGCTGCACCTAGTGCAGTTTGAAATCCTTGTGCTTGTGCTTGACCTATGTTTGCTAATCTAGCTCTTTCTATTTCAGCTTCTGCAATACCTTGTCTTGCACCACCAAATGCACCTGCACCTACTGCTTGTGCACCTAATCTGTTTGTTGCCATTTGTGCTTGTCTTGTAATTTCATCAGTAACATATGACTGATATGGATTTAAAAATTGTGAAATATTAGGAGCAGCTTGTGCACCTTGTAAAGCAGTTATACCTTGACCAACAGTTCCAGCACCAACACCAACCTGCCCAGCTTGTGTGATAGCAGCTTGTTCTAATCCAGAAAGTGGAGCAACTTGTACTGCAGGTAATGATACTGGAGCAGAAGCTAGTTTAGCAGCTTGGTCATAAAGAGAAAGTTTTCTAGCTTCAACTCCTGGAGCTTCTCTTTGTGTTACAACTGATGAACCAGATTGTGTCTGGCCACCGCCTCCACCGCCTCCACCGAATATAAAACTCATTACTTAATCTCCTTTGTATATAAATATCTTTTAACATCCCAACCTTTTGTTTTTAAAAAAGGTTGCCAACCAGGTCTTGCATGTACTGCAATTCTTTTACAATTTGCAGATTTAGCAAGTCTTTCTATTGTATCAGCAAGTTCGTCTTGCCACAATTCTCTCTTCTCACCCTTTAACAAAATTACTTCACATTGATTAAAATTAGGAAGTAACGTGATTCGTGTAACACATACACCAAATACTTTGTATTGAATACCATCATCAGAACCAAACATAACAAATAATTGCATTTGATTGTTTTTTATTAATTGTTTCAAGTCTTCAATACTCATAGGGTCACCATCATATTTTAAACCCTCTCGCAACATAAAGTCTACTAAATTCCAATACTCATCAAGCATTCTAGGAAAAATTTCAAGTATCTCTACTTGTTTTTTTATTTTAGTTTGGTTTGCTTGCATTGACTAAATCGTAAATTCTTTTTAATTTTTTTTGTTGATCATAAAAAAAGTCAGCTCCTGCTTTTCTCATACCTTTAAAACTTTTTGGGTCTGCACCAGATAATATACCTGCTCCTAATACTGCATCTGCACGTGATACAAATTCTCCATCTGCTAATTGTGCTAACATAGTATCTTCATCTTTATCTCCAGCACCTGCACCATCTTCTACATAACCTTCTGCTCTAACATAATTGTTAACATCATTTTCGTTGTGATCTATTTTAGATGGAAGATAATTTACACCACCTTGATTATATTTTGGTATTGCTGTTGCAAGTCCACCTTGGTTTGCATAAAACATATTTGAACCAAAAACTTCTGATCTAGTAGGCATTGCGTTAGTAACTGGATCAAAACCACCTTCTAATTTTGTTGATTGTTGTTCATAAGCTTTTTTATAATCCTCTTCTGAAAAAATAGGTTTTACTTCTTCTTCTTCTCCTAGTAAAGGTAAAACAGAACTTGCAATCAAAGCAGTTTCTAATTTATTATCTTTAGCTTTTTTTAATAATGCTTGAATACCTGTTGGCTCTACTGCACCTTTTTTTGCTGCACCCATAGCTCCTTCTTTAAAAGCAACTTCTTGTAAAGCTGGTGTTCTAAATTGTGCACCTGCGACTTGTGATTTACTTAATTGTGGTAATCCTGCTGCTTGTTGAGCTACCGCAGATTGTCCACCAAAACCTATAGAAGAAAAAGCCGGTTGTGAAAAAGATTGAGGTCCTACACCTGCAGCTCCTAAAGCATAAGAACCACCACCAATTATGGCTGCATCTCTCAATGCTCTTTTTGTTGATTTACCCCGAAGTTTTTGTACGCCAAACGTGGCTAGTGCTAATGTAAATGGATCCATATACTAATTTCCTAATTATAGCATATATTAACATTTTACTTAGCTGGTATCAACTCATCGGCAAATCTGCCCTCATATGAGTATTCTCCAATATGTGAAATACGATCATCGACATAAGCATAACACTTGCCTCCAATATCTTTCCATAATTTACAAAAACTAAAATCTTCACCTAAATAAGTTTTGGTTTCAGGGTCATGTATACAATCAAAAAAATTCCACATATGTGGTCTATCAACATATTTACCATTTATAACTGTCTTTTGTACAATCCCCTTGTCAGGATATGCTTTGATAAGCTTATCAAATACTTGTCTTTTAATTAACATACAACCGGTTGGACTATGAGTTACTTCCATAACACCATTTTCAAGTTGAATATTTTTAGGGTCTTTAACTTTCATTGGATAAGTGTTCACCCACTTTTTTAAATCATCAGGGCTTTTAATTTGATTGTTTTGCATTTTTTGAAATAGTTTATCCCACATCATAGTTTTTAACGGATAAGGTATAGATATTATTTCTTTGTCTCTTTCGACCATTTTTAAAATTGATGGTGGATGAAAATATATATCTGAGTCTACAAATAACAAATGTGAAGCTTTGCTTTCTAAAAAAGAAGATACACATAAATTACGACCCTGAGTAACAAGTGAAGATTTTATTAAAGAGAAAGTTATTTTAATTTTTTTATCTAAACAAAGTTTTTGAAGTTCAAGTAGTGCTTGTGCATAATGTATAGAACATTCACTATGTACGGGTGTACAAACATGAATAGAAAAAGCAGTTGACCATTTTTCTTCCTTATCATTTTTCCATATCGGATTTATTCTTTTTTGATATTCATCTGGAAGAACTTTAAACTCTTTTAACGTTTGGTAAGTGTCTTCATTTACAAATTCATTTTTTTCGTTCATGTAAAACTCCTTTTAAAAAACTTGTCCATTCTTCTCCTTTTTTATTCCAGTTATAAAATCTTTTATAGAATTTCTGCTGTTCTTCAAGATGTTCTTGAATATAATCTTCATGTAAATAAGATGCAGCATGTTGTATTGCATTTGCAGTATCAATAGCCATTTGTTCGTAATCACTACTATAGTTGATGTAAGTAGGCCATTCAGAGCATGTCTCGAACAAAGCTCCAAAATTATTTGTAATTACATGTACACCAGATGCTAGAGCCTCTAAAGCTGAAGCACAAGAAGTTTCTTCAAATATAGATGGATATACGAACATATCATAATTAGGCATCATCTCTCTAATATATTCATTAGGTTTATAACCTATATAATTTACATTAGGTAAACTTTTGGCTTGTTCATACAAAGGTAAAAAATCTTTTTCATTTTTTTCTGCAAATTCTGAACCATAAATTTTACAAGAAGAGTAGACATCTAAAACTATATTAGAATCTTTTATTTCTTGCATTGCTCTAAGTAAAACATTTAAACCTCTCCAAGGAGTACAATGGTGTACAAGTTTTATAGGAGTTCCTTTTTTATATATTTTTCTTATTGGAAAATCTTCTATACCATTTTTAATTACGATAGATTTACTTTGAGGTATATCAAAGAAAAGTCTAAACTTTTCATAGTTCCAATGACTATTAAAAACATACCAATCATATTCATTGTGTCTTGATTTGTTTGCAAAGAATTCATGTAAATTAGGTTGATCATAAGAATTTTTTTGCCATAGTATATTTACTTTATTTGGATCGATTGGCACTTTTCCTGGAATAGATGTACAAATTTGAACTTGATCTAATAATTCTTTTGGAACATACTTATTAAGCATTTCCATTTGTAATTCGGTAGCACCTCTAGGTTTCATTATTTTTTTGTTAAAGCATCCATTGATACTCTTGTAACTTTTATTTCAAGGTCTTGCCTAAAATCATCTTGAGTTGTATCAATATTAGGATCTTTAACTTCAGCATCGAATTCTTCTTTTGTTTTATAAACTTTACCAGTTCTTTTGTGTTTAATAATTTCTTTTGCTTCCGCAGGTATTTTGGGTAAATTATTTGTCATCTTTTTTTTCTTTTTTTTTATCTTTTATTTTTGCATTTGCTCTACCTAAAGCTTTAAGCGTATTAAATAAAATATTAATCAATTCCTCTGTTTTATTCATATCTAATTCTAATGCAGTTTTTTCTTGAATAATTTTTACTTCTTCAGGTGTAAAATCAATTCGTATGTAATCATCATTTACAGCAATTAATTTCATGGTCTGCCTTGTCTATTATATTTTTTATTATTTTGCAACTTCTTTTTTTTATTAGGACTCTTACAATGACGGCCTGGACGCTTACGAGGTTTTGGCCTTGGTACGAAGTGTACAAATTTTTGTCTAGCCATTTTCCTGTGATCTATCTAATAATGCATAAGATACAATACCTTGAATTTCATCGGCTGTACCTGCAGTCATTTTTAGCACATCTCCTGCCTCTAAAACTAAAGTATGATTTATAATATCTATTGTTGTTGTTGCTGCTATTTGTTCATTAAATATTCTAAAAGTTGCAGTTGCAGAAGTGTCTGTAACTTGCACACTTAAACTTACTGCTCCAGTTGAACCATTGTTAATTTGTATTTGTTTTATTAAAATTGTTGCATCACTAGGGGCTGTAAAAACACTAGTTGTTCCAGTAGTTGTTAAATTAATACCTTCATTTTTGTATCTAATTGTCATGATATAAACCAGGTAAAAGTATCTTGTTCATTTTTTAATTCTTGTTGATATGAAGTGTTTAACTTATCTTGCATAGTTCGTAAAGACTGATTTATCTGTCTTTGATTTTCTTCAGTATAAAGAGGTGATGGTTCTGGAATTACAATATCTACTCTAGCCATTATCTCATTCCATCTGGTTGAACGTCTGCTCTAAACGTGCCATAACGCCAATTTTGATCTGTTGAAGTATTTTCTACTTTTAAACTTGCAAATCTTGATCGTGCTCTAGTATCAACTTTTTCTGTAGAACTTGATATAGTAAAAGGTCCGAGAGGCGAGGAGCTTGCAGTATCAGAAGGAAATCTTCTTAAATTTATAGTGATCTGACAATTACCTGTAAGTAACTTAAAATCAGGAATAAATCTTCTCATGCTCATAAAAAATTGACCATCTCCTCCCTGACTTAAATCAAAATCCCCAGATTGTATAAAAGCTGGAATTGCAGTTTTATTACCTTCAGAGTCTACTTGATTAACTCCTGTTTCATGTGCGTAATAAGTAGTTGCACCATTTATATTTGTAATACCTTGAATCGTTGGAAAAGTTGGAACACTAGTTGAACTAAATTCTGTAGCATAGGGCACATCATATAAATTAGCATCAGCCCAAGTTGTTCTAGCTAATGATCCAGTTGTCCACGTACCATTTTGATAATTATATGTTACACATCTGTCAACCAATGAACTACCATTTTTTGGATAGAACCAAGTTATTTCTTCATAAAGATGATTAAGACCAGCATAGACTGATTCACCATCTCCATAATTAACTCCTAAATTAGATCCTTTAGTTGTAAAAACAAAATCCTCTACTAAACATGGTAAAGCTTTAACAGTACCATCATAAACAAAAAAGCCACCTGATTCTCCCATCCAGTACACAGCTCCATTAACATACTTCATTGCATGTTGACCAATACATCCACAATTAGAACCAACTTGTCTTACAGAAAATGTAAACGGAGGTCCCACAAACTGAATTACATATGCAGCATTATCAGTTAATACAAAAGTATAATCTTTACCTTTTATTGCTCCAACAATTTTTGTACCAGAATCAAGTCTAAAAAATCCTGCAGTGTTAACTGAAGTTGGGGTATAGTCTGTAATATCTTCCTGATCAGAAAATCTTATAAACATTTTATCTTGCGTTCCTGGACTTCCAATTGTAGTTTCAGTTCCAAGCATAAATAGGTGTCTGTCTCTATCAGAAACTAAAGACATTACAGATTGTGTTGGTGCATTTGAAATTATGATAGCTCTAGTAGTAAGTGCATTAGGATTTGAATTAATAGGATTCCAAGAAAATGATTTTCCATTTTTAATAGTTGCTATTAATTGTTCTCCAAAATTATCTAGTGACCATGAAGCTGGATCAACACTTAGAGTTTGTGATAAAGAAGATTCTCCCCACCCAGTAAAAAATTCTACACCTGATCCATCAGCATGAGCAGATCTAGTACCCGCCACTGCTCTCGTTATTCCAGTTAAATCATTTGTTGAAATACCCGTATAAGAAATAAATTCAGCCCCTACTTTAATAGTACCTGATGTTGGAAAACCACTTGTTGAAGCTAAAGTAATAGAAGTTCCAGACCCACCTGTTCCTGCAGTGTCATCTAATAAGGCACCATTAAGAGTTCCAAATACTTGTTGACCTCCACCCCATAAAGCAGTGCCCCATCCAAATCCAAAAGTTGAACTTAAATTTCCAGGTTTTACATAAGGGTTTATAGTAGCTGATCCACTACCATTAACAGTTGTACCTGCTGCAGAAGCCATAGTAATTGTAAATTCGTCACTATCAGGAACTGTGATTACTTGAAAAGTGTTTGTCTCAAAATCTGCTGTTGTGTAACCAGCTCCACTTGGAGGAGTTACCGATGTAAAAGTAAATAAATCTCCTGGTTCTAAAGAATGTGCAGCTTTATTAACTGTAACTGTAGCAGACGTGTTTACAGTATCAAAAGTACATCCAGTCAATGCTGTGTCTAAAGGAGTAATATCATAAAAAGCTCCTTCATAATAAATAATTAAAACTTTGTTTGTTCCTATAGCTCCATATTTTCTTCCATCTAAATCTGCCCATATAAATTGTTCTCTTGCTGCACCAACAATTGTGTTATCTAAAATTTCTGCCCATCCACCTATTTTTTCTGGTAGACCATATCTAAATCTAACAAAATCACCATCAGTCCACTGACCCTCTGCACCAGTTTGTGTTACTTGTTTATTAAACCCAGGTTGTATTTGTACGTTTGTTAAAGGCATGTCATATTATACCATTTTAATTATACTTCTTAAAGTTCTTGCTTATCGTTGATTTTATCATTTTTGTAGTCTGCAAAAGGACCATCTTTGTTAACATAGTGTAAAAAAAATTGAAAATGATAGTCTCCCTCATATGGTTCTCTCCAATGTTGTAATTCACACCCCTTATAAAATACAGCATCACCTGGCTTCAAAGATACAGGTTTTCCCTCCATATAAATAGGCCAGTCAGGTTTATCTGCATCAACAAAAATTGTTACACTATATTCACAAGAAGGCCTATCTTTGTGGCTATCTAATGTAGACTTATAAGTATAACATCTCCAAAAAGAATAAGTATGGTTTAATCTTAAACCAACCTCTTCTTCAACTTTATTTTTTTTAATTTTTAAAATAGAATCTAATAAAAAATCTTTATAAACACCAGAGTCATAATTAATGTTATCTGCAGCAAAGTCATAACATTTTCTTTGTTTACTTTTTAAATATTCTGCACACAAATTTATTTCATCTTGAGATAAAAAATTTTTGACTACCTTATATTTTGCTCTACCTAGCTTATCCATGATACTATTACAAACCTTGTTCCTTCAGTTACTTTTTGAGCAGTATGTGGGTACATAAAATTAGAAGGCCATAATACTAATTTTCCCACTTCTGGTTTTACTTCTTTTATAATTTCATTAGTTTTTGGACAATGGAAAGTTAGACTTCCACCCTTATAATCATTATTTAAAAAAATAATAACGCTTAGTAATCTCGGAAAATTAATATTGTAATCTGTATGTGTTTTGTAAAAATCTCCAGCTCCATATTTAAGTATAGATATTTCGTTTATTTGAGAAGCTGAAAATTTTGTATAAAATTTATTTTCAAAATTTTTAATTGAAGTAAAGATTAATTTAGAAATTAAATTGAACCAATGATTTTCTGTAAAACTTTTATCCTTACTTAGACATGATCCTTTTACTTTTCTATGTGTGGTATTAATTATAGATTTTTCTTTATTTTCTTCTGTTATAATTCCTTGAGCTTCAAATTCTAATTTATTTGCAAACTGAATCAAATTGCCAATTGTTCTTGGTGCTAGAGTTGGATGTACAATGTGTATAAAGTCTTTTATGTCCATTTTTTCTTTTTCCATACTTTTGTTTTATAACTATGTAAAAAGGAAGTCCAAAAACCAATTCCAATATTTGGTTTACTATCTTTTTTGACTTCCATTTTCCAATGGTCTCTTTTGAAAGGAATTACTTGAACATAAGGTGTGCCTGCTTTGATAGAGTAAGAATTTTCTTTAGTGTGTTTTTTAAAAACAATAGGAAAATTAATTTTATTTCTGTAAATATCAGTATCAACAATTCCAGAAATAATTTCAAAATTATTTTGATTATTATTTAAAACATTCAAGAATAAACAAGAATAACCTTTTGGTGTTCTTATAGTCCAAGGATTCATAATTTTTAAAAAAGGCATTCCGTTATTTTTCTCTATCATTGGAGAACCCTCTAATTGATTTTTATCATGAAAAGTTGAATCTATTTTTTCTGGACTATTAGTAATATGATCCTTACTTGCAATATTCAAATTAAGATGAATTTTATCATCTTTATGTTTGACTGCTAATTCCATATCAGTTGGAACCTTTAATATATAGCCAGAAGTAATAGCATCTAAAAAAGGCATACAACCTTTTATTGTTTTTTGATCTATTTTATGGTCTAATTTTTTAAACCAACTAGGAATATTTAATTTAGTTGGAATAGGAAGTATATTGGGACTATTTTTAATATATTCTTCCTCTGCGTAAAATTTTATTTTACATTCATTAAACATTGAGTTTTTATACCACTTGAAAGTGGTAAGTCAATTAAGTATTAATATGTGTAGCTAAAGAAAGAGGATGCATTGAGTTTGCACATCTATCACAAATATCTTTTTCTATATTTCCAGTAAAAGGAAAAGATATACTTGATACATCAATTAAATCCAACTCACTTAAGAAAAGTTCTATTTTATCTTTTTTACTTTCGTTCCAATCACATTCTTTATAAATATTCATTTCCTGTTTAAACCATTTAATTTGATCTTCGTATTCAGTTTGATTTAGAATTTTTGGATTTCCATTTTCATCTTCTGGTGCTGGAATATCAATCCAAGTTAAAGAATTATCTTCATTAACTGTAAATGTTTTATTGTAAGAAACAAAATTATTATAGTCAGAATCTGAAATTTCTAAAACATGATAAACAGATTCTAAACCAACACTTTCACTGGATGATAAAATTCCAGATAAATTTATTCTTTTAATTTCTTTGTTTAATGAAAAAAGTAACTTTGCCATAATAATTACCCTATATCCTCAAAAACCAAAATTAAACCATTTCCACCATCATTGTTTATCGAACTGGGACCATTATATGTTTTTCCTCTACAATGTTTCGATTGACTTACATCTCCGAAAGTTCGATCAAAATTTTGTGTGCCTGAGGATGGACCTGATACTTGGTAAGAAATAACTGCTCCTGGAGCAGTACCTGGGTTTCCTCTCGCACCAAACCCTGATCCTGCATTACCTGCATTAGCAGTAAAATTACCAAATGTTGAAGCATTACCAGTATTACCAGATGCATTTGGACTTCCATTGTTTCCACTAGTACCAGCTGCATAATTTACTGTTAGGGCTTGAGTAATACTTGTTACATAAACACCTACCCCACCTGATCCACCCACACCAGGAGGTCCAAAAGTTCTAACTCCTGAGCCACCACCACCCATAAGTACTTGAACTTTTGATGTTGTTGGTTGTGATGTAAAAGAATTACCTGGGTATGTTGTACCATCGTCGCTATTTAAAGTTAAGACCATATTTCCGCCTCCAGCAGTACCGGTAGATGCAGCTGTTAGTCTTCCTTGTGCATCTACAGTAATTGATGCAAGTGTATATGAACCTGCACTAACTGAAGTATCTGCAAGTTTTGCAGCACTAACCGCATCATCCGCAATTTTTGCAGTGCTAACTGCAGAATCTGCAATTTTTGCAGTAGTAACATTAGCATCTAAAATACCAGCAGTAACAACTGCGTTATCTGAAATTTGAGCAGCTCTAATTGCATCGTCTGCAATTTTAGCATTTGTAACCGCATCATCTGCAATTTGTGCAGTTCCAATAGTTCCCCCTAAAGTATCTAAGGATACTTCAGTTATATTTGTACCATCAGAGTATGCAGCATAAATTTTTGCAGCGTCTGGAGAAAATCCAGTCCCTGATACAGTTTTAATTGTTAAGTTAGATGGATTTGTTAATCCTGAACAATCAAAAATATAAAATTTTTCAATTGAATTAGGCACAGTACAAATTGTACTAGCTGCAATTGTTGCAGTAGCAAATTTGATTACCATATTTCTTGCGTTTGATAATGTACCATCAGTCATAGCAAGAGCTAACGTACCTCCTGATGATAATGTTACTTGTTCAAAACCACTAATGGCTTGTTGAATTAATCTTAAATTTTGATTTGTTTTATCTCCCCATGTACCAGCGTTTTCGCCAGTTACCATAAGTTCTAGTTTTAAATCTGCGGAATAACTTGATGTCATAAATAAATTCTCCTAAAATATCTTAATTATACATTTTCTATGCTGCCAAATCAACCTCTGACCATGTATTAGTTACACCTGGATTTACTTCTTGCCAAGGTGTTACTGCAACATTACCTATAGAAGAAGTCATTTGAATACCTGTAACATCAATATTAGCTAAACCAATCACGGTTACTGAACCAATAGAACTAGATAATTGTAATCCTCCAACACCTATAATTTGACCAGGTATTTCAGCATGTTGACCTAAAGTTAAAGTTGCTGATTGTCCAGTAACTGATTCATTTGTAGATTGAACCAGAGTAAAATCTCCCATGGTAAATGAAGCTTGAATACCAGTTACATCTACAGGAGTTTTAAGTCCAGCAATTGTAGTTCCTATTGATCCAGTTAATGATCCAGCACTACTTACTGTAACATTAGCATCAGCATCGAATTCTGATGCTCCAATCGTAAAGTCTAGTTGATCTTCAGCTGCAAATACAGTTATGTCAGAATCTATTTTTAGTGAAAAACTTCCAAATGTTGAAGTTAAAGAACCAGCACTTGTAACAGAAACCGATACATCAGTTTTTCCAATAGCAGAACCAATTGAAGAAGTTAAAGTTTGTCCAGTTGCTATAACAGAATAAGCTCCACCCCATGCAAGGTTACCCCAAGTTCTTCTACCCCAACCAATTCCTGTTAGTTCGTCTTCATCTACTGTAGCAGCACCAATACTACTTGCTATACCCAATGAACCAACTGGTACACCAATACCAATAGTTACTCCACCAACAGCCATGGATTCTAAACTTCCAGTTACTTGAACTAAAGCAGAAGTACCACCAATTGTTGTACCTTGAGATGATGTTAATTGAACACCAGTAACAGAGACATCCGCATTTGCGGTTGTTGTAACAGAGCCTTGAGCAGAAGCTAACGAAACTCCTGATCCACCCCAGTCATTAGAACTCCAAGTGGATTGACCCCAATATTCAGAGCCTGGCGACTGAACTGGAACTGTAATGTCAGCCACTAGGCTCCTCCTTTAAATTAAGCTAATCTTAAAATCGCAGCAGAAGTTGTAAACGCTGGAAACTGAATTGTAAATGTTCCAGACGTTGCAGTTTTATCTGCACCAAAATCTAATACTGCTACAGCATCAGTAGTATTTGAACCACCATCTGTTGTTGTATTGTAAATTAATGCTCCTCTAGCAGTTAATGTAACTCCTACAAAAGATAAGTCAGCAAAATCAGTGATAGCCACTGAAGATGAAACTTTAACACCTTGATTTACTAAAGCTTTTCCACCTGCAGTATATCCTGATGGTGAAGAAACTTCATTTGCAGTTGCATAGTTTGTAGTTGATTTACCTAAAGTTGCTGAACTTGTATACATCGCTAATTTATAAGTATCTGATGATGTATCAAAATCATGTTTTGCTTGAAGTAATTCTTTTTTAAAAGAATCACAGATTGCATTTGTTGTTATTGCCATAATTATTCTCCTTTAAATTTATGGACTAGGAGAATCGACTTTGATTCTTGGAACTCCGTCTTGATATTCTCCTCGTCTTCTTCTACCCATTTGTTGTAGGGCAAAATTTTGTGTTTCTTCATTATACTTTGAATTATAGAGGTTGTATAGATTGTCGGGTCCTTTAAGAAATCTGAACGCTTCAGCTAACACCCCATGCAGTAACATTGATTCCTGATAAGTTGATAAAAATGTGTTATTTGATGAAGTAAAGTTAGGTGGATCAATTATATAATTAATTTGAATTTCATATGCTTGATCTGGCATTGGAGCTACTAATAAAGTAAAATCATCCCAATTTGCCCAATATTTTGGTAAAGCTTGAGTAGAGCTACTATTAAATTCTGATATAAAACTAGTGTCTCTTTTTTCTAAAAATGTTCTTGTACCCGAATCGATTACTTGAACAGACCTTATTATAATTAGATCAGAGGGTAAAGTTACATATCTATTTGCAGCAGTAAAATTTGATGTTGAATATTTTCTTAAATCATCGTAATCAACTTTTCCTGCTATATCTAATTCAACAGACCTAATAAAATCTTGAATAATTGCATCAGTTAAAACATTACTATCAACTTCTGTATAGTTTCTAACTTGAGTTAAAAAATTTGCATGTGTTACAGCCATTACGTAATACTCACTCCTACATTACCTATTGTTGAAATTAACTCTCTTCTTCTATTTTGAAGAGATGGATCTTCTGGAACCATACTATGTATTGTTGTTGTAATACCATTTGATGTTACTTGAAAATCTTGAGTTCTAAATGCAAAATCTCCTGGCAAAGATAGATTAGCTACTCCTACAAATATTCCACCTGAATCTGCAATTGTATCATCATTAGGAGCTTGAGGATTTATAGCTGATATATCCGTTGGTTGTTGAAACTTCATTGTTCTTGGATTCTGTAAAGCTATAGCATCGGCTTTGTGATAAGGTGGATCTAATTGTGGATGCTTTGGTTCAAATTCAGAAATATGCACCAATGCACCAGTCCATTCTTTTACCATTTCTCTATAAGGAAATGCTTGGCCTGATCTATCAGATATAGCTAATGATCTTTTTCCACTTGCATAAGCCATTATACACCATCTCCAAAATATGTTTGAGGAGAAATATAAACTGAAGTTCTCGAACCATCTTCATTTAATGCTCTTAATAATTCATCCTCATAAAGTTGTTTTAATAATTGAATTCTATCTGGAGATTTTTTTTGTGATAAATAATATGCAAGACCAGAACACATGCATGGTAAAAATCTAAAAGGTACATCTGGATTATTTGTGTAAGATCCAGCATCTTCAATTCTATCAATTGAATAGTATTTTAACGTTGTAAAAGTTGATGCATCTGGAGCAAGATAAACACTTATTGTTGGTTGTGTTTGTCTATCAACATAATATTGTGATGGTTGACCTGTTGTTAATTTATTTGGTAAAGCGGAATAAGCCGATCTATCTATTTTTGTAAGTGCAATATCATTTGTAGAAGAAGTACCTTGTCCAGTTATATTTTGTACTGGAACACCAGCAGCATGAGCCACGGCTAACGAACCACGAGCTCCCCTTGTTGCTCCAGTTAATGTGTTTGTAGATTTACCAGTATAAGTAATAAATTCTAATCCTATTTGAAGTGTACCACTTGATGCAAATCCAGTAGCATCTGTTAAAACAACACTTGTTGCAGTGCTGGTTAAAGCAGTATTTAATGTTCCATTTACTGCACCACTAGAAGAAATATAAGCCTCTAAAACATCGTTTACTTGAATTGGAACTGAATACGTTGCAACTCCAGCTGTAAATTGGATTTGATTTAATTTAACTTTCCAGAGATGAACACCTCTGTTACCCCACTCTGAAAATAAAAGATTTAAACTTCTTCTGGCACTTCTTATATCATAACCACTATTAGTTCGAATACCACATCTTTCGTATGCTTCTTCTATAATATCATCGATTTGTAAATCGAATGTAGTAGTTCCTGACGTTGCCATAATTCATTACATTATATCTTTATAATAATCTAAAGTCTTTCCTGCGGGTAAACTTTCATCTTGTAGACCCATTCCTGAAGTTCTAGCTGCACCAAAACCTTTAGTTGACTTCATTTCACCACCTAAGAATTTTTTATCTACCTGATTATCAGATTTTTGTTTGTTACGTTCTCTCATTAACTTTTTTAATCTTTCTTTTCTTTTAGGGTCATCCATCATTTTTTTTGCTTCTTCAGGAGTAAATCTTTGCAGTAGGGTTTGAAATTTTTGAACAGTACCTTTGTTTTGTTTAGTAGCAGTTGATACAAATTCTTTTGCTTTACCTAATACATCTTTACCTTTGTAATCACCTTGCATTTTAAATCCAAGTTTGTAATCTTTTTTAGCTAACACACCTTTTTTGGCTTTTAACATTTTACCTTTTTCTCTTTTAGAACTTTTAGATGCACCAATCATAGATTCTGTTTTTCTAATATCTCTTTTATCATCATCTTTTGTAGACATAGTACCTGATTTAGCGTAAGTCATTTTACCTTTTTTTGCAAAACCCATTCTATTTCTTACCTTTTCAGGTAGCTTTGCAAGTCCTGGATTTTTTTCTTTATTCACTGGTTTTAACATATCAATTCTCCTTAAGTTTCTATCATACCACCATAATACTTCTTGGTAAAGGTGCTTACATTTGTTGGTTTACCACCCACTCCTTGAGCTTTACTTCTTTTTCTCGCAACGGCACTCCTCTTTTGAGAGTCTGTCATCCTCGCTGCTTTGGCAGCAGGGACGCATTTTGGATACTTCCGTTTTTGATCCGATGCTAACTTTGAACGGCCACAAGGTGCGTAAGAACCATCTTTTCGTTTGCTTCCAATATCTACCCATTTTTGATCAAACCATTTTTTAAGACTCATTAGAATACGCCTTTAAAACCTTTACCTCTGATAGCTGCTCCTGTTCCTCTAGCCATACCACCTTCACTTCTTTTTTTTAATTTTTTAGTGATATTGAACATTACATTTTTATTTTTTCCTTGCTTTCCTGCTGTCAAAGAAAATTCAGAAGAGTCACCTTGATCAATACTACCTTTTTTTATACTAAGAGAAACCTTACTATTTATATTTTCTTTACTTAATTTACTAATCGGTTTTTCTAGTCCAGCAGAAACCAATGTATTACCTTTTCCAAAACTTACACCTGCTTTTGGTGTAGTAACAAAGTCATTATCATCTATGCCGAAAGTACCCCCGACTGTAGAGTCAGAAAGTGATTTTTTTAAATAATCTGGTATATTCTTTTTCTTTCCCATTAAAATACTCCTTTAAATTTTGTACCTCTTATTGCTGCTCCAGCTCCTCGACACATGCCCCCATCTCTTAACCCTTTAGCCTCTATTTTTTTTGCATCTCTAAAATCTGCTCTGTCTTCATCATCTCCAGCTTTTCTAGCATCAAAAGGATTATCGAAAAATTTTTCTTTTCTACCACTTCCAACTAATTCTTCTGCTGTTTGATATCCTTTTTTCTTTTTTTTATTTTTAGTCATCGTAGTTAAATAAATACGTTTACCCTTGGGTAAATCTTTTAAAATTTTTTTACTTCCTTTAGGTAAGTTTCTTAATATTGTAGACTCATCACTCATCTAACATTCCTTTGTAATAATTAGTATAACTTTTATTTGAAACTTCGTGACCTGCAAGATTGCCTTTTATGTAACTTCCATCATATGGTTCTAGTTTTTGTGCGAATTGTCCATCAGAAGCTTTTACAACAGATTTTAATGTTTTAGCTTGAGCAGCATGTAGTTTTGATGCTTTTTGTAAACCAGTTATTACTTTTTTAACTTTAGCTTCTCCACCAGAAACTTTACCAGCTGGTTTAGGTCCCTTAAAATCTTTTCTTTTTACACCACTTGGGTCTTTAATTTTACCCGCACAAATTTTACTAGCATAAGCATTAGCATATGCTGAAGGATATACTCGAAATTTTCTTTTAGCGGCCGCTTTGCCTCTAGCACATAGTTTTGTCATAGTGTTTAAGCCTTTTTCTGTTGTACAACTTTTTAGATTGTATCACTTTTGGCTTATAGTTTCTAGACCTTAACTTTTTTGCTACTGGATTTTTTATAAAGGTCATCATAGTACGAGCTAAGTCCTTTAACATTTGGAGCCTTTACTTTAAATTCTTTTCTAGTTTTTTTACCCCAACCTCTACCTAAGCCAGGTTCTAATAAACTTGGTATTTGTCCACGTGTTATTGCCATATATATTTATACCATAAAAGTAAGTAAATCAAAGATGACTAAATAAATATATCTTTTGCTTTACCTAATATAGGTTTGTATTTTGTTTTACCTTCTGATCGGTATGCATGTAAAAATTGTTTTCTATCCATACCCTCCGTTACGCTACAATGTATCCAACCAGAATTAGGTTCACCTGGAGTGTAAAATTCTAATATTAATTGATCCCATTCTAACTCTCTATGTATCCAATCTGCAAGTTCAGCATTATCAACGCCTACACATTCGAAATCTGCCGCTTCCGCTTTAGCATGTTGTGACCTGCTAGAGCTACCGATGGCTTCACATAATTCAGGGCTACGGAATCCGCTGGTCACCTTGACCCTGCCGAAGTGGTCACGTACCGGCTGTAAAATTTTTTCGCAAAGTGTTTTTAATTTTTCTATTTGTTCTGCGTTTGGATTATTATTAATTCCCTTACGAATTGCTGTGTCTGATTTAGTTAATTCTTCTAAAGTAAAATTACGTGAAAGTTCCATTATTATTTACCTCTACTAGTACATTTAAATTTAAACGATATTTTGTTTTTGTTGGTCCCACTCCTCTATGCTTCAAATTACTTTTAAAAATTTTAGCTTCATCTTCTATATCATATATTTTCTCATCACTTATTTCAATATAGCCATCAGAAGTATTTAAAGAATATAAAATAGAATAATGATTATTTTGGTCATGGTCACAATGATATGATCCTACTTCGTTTTGAGTGTAATAATTCCACATAATTCTTTTAATTTGTTTTAGATTTAAATTTAATTTTTTACATACAATTTCAGTTATTATAAAGCCAAAATCGTTTAATCTTATACTAATTAATTCATTTTTATATTTATCAAGACTAGTACAACACATCATTCCTTTAGTGTTTACATCTTTACCAAATATATTTTCATTATCAGATGTATCTTTACCAATCTCAAATCTAAGATCTGCTAAAATAGTTTTTAAATATTTTATCAAATTAGGTGTTAATATATTATTAACAATTTTATAATCCATTACTCAAGTATTAGTTTTTTTATTGATAAACTTCCGTCAATATTCGACTCTAATTCTGCCATAGATTTTATGCACTGGTATTTAACATGTCCATTAGGTTTTAACTGACGTTTAGCTACACGTGCCCCTTTGAGACATTCAGACATCGAAGTTTGTATACGTGCCTCCTTGATTTCTCCCTGTACAATCATAAGTAGGGCAACCACTAACTCTGTCATACTATCTTACCTTTGTTTTCACCTTGCTTGATAACATATTTTTGTGTTCCATGCTTGCCAGTTTCTACTTCTTTTTTTAAATTTTTTACAAACTTCATTTGTTTAGCTTTTTTTTCCATCGATTCAATGTAACCTATAATTTGTCTATTAATGCGTCCCGTTGCCATTTGCTCTTACCTTATCTTTTAATGTTTCTACATCTACTAACAATTTTTCAGTTTGTTTTTGTATAAACTGTATATTTACTTTGTTATGCATCATGTCTTCAATCCGTGTTTCGATTTGCTCGACACTTTTATAGAGATCCTCGAGTAAAAAATGTTGCTCCTGATCGGTAGGGATCTGCTCAGATTTTTTTAATAAATCATTTTCAAACAGCTCACGTGATGTCTCCAGCGATACTAACCTTGCCGTGAGCTCGGTGTAT